GCTGTAGTCTTTATGCCATCACTTGGCATTAACATAATTAACGATAATGCAAAAACTGTATATTTTATATCGTGTTCAGAACCAATTATATCTGTAATATCTTTACTTAACGCATTGTAAAAAATATCTATAATATCGGATGATGGGGTTGTGGCTCCTCCTATTGTACTGGGTTCTTGTTCGAATTCTTTCATAACTTCTTGGATTTCCTCTTTTTTAACTTTCTTAGGATCGGCAAGAAGGGCCCTAATAATTGCGTTGAATTTCTGTTTCACTTCTTTTGTTTTCTCTTCTTCAGCTTCCTTCATGGAATATTCCGCCAGAAGATGTTCGTGTTCACTAAGATCAGTTCGTTCCACCTCTCTCTCCCCCTTCTTCACCTTCTTACTATCTCCCTCATCCTCCTCCACCGTACTATCTCCCTTATCCTCCTCTTCCTGTTTCTTCTGCTTCGCCAACTTCTCCTTCTCCTTCTCCAACCTCTCCACCTCCTCCTTCTCCTTCTCCAACCTCTCCACCTCCTCCTTCTCCAACCTCTCCTTCTCCAACCTCTCCACCTCCTCCTTCTCCAACCTCTCCTTCTCCAACCTCTTCTTCTCTTGGGCAATTCGTTCCTCCTCCTTCTTCTTCTCTTGGGCAATTCGTTCATCATCCATCTTCTTGGCTTCCTTGGCTTCCGCCAGAAAACCCTGCACGTTGTTTTTTATTTCGTCACCATTATTATCCAAAGTATAATAATTTGTTAATATTCCCAGGTCGCCATAATGCTTTTTAATTTTATTGTCTAAATCGGCAATACAAGTTTTTAATTTGTAATCGTTCTTAGTGATATCACCAACACCTAATATAATCGCAAATTTTTGTATTACATCATTACAGTTTACTTCTTTATTCTTAGAGAAGAGTTTCATGTGCTTATCAAGATAATCTAACCATGACACTTTCTGCGGTTCATTGGAATTCGTAGAATCGATACTTTCTGCAATAAGTGACTTATCATTGATTAAGAATAGAGTTAATATTAAAAAATACTCATTATAATCACTTATTATATTGGCTTTTTCTTCATCATACAACATAATAATATTAAACAAAAATTTTGTGAATTTCGTTTCATTTTTATTATTATGAATTATTTTTAGTTCTGCAAGAAGGCTGTCTTTTTCTTTTTGTTCAGCCTCGCGGAACAAAAAAGGGTCGTTAGAAAATTTTACCGCTTTTGTAAGTATTTTTTTTAATTTCTTTATATGATCTTGTGTAAGTTGTTCTGGTATTGTTAATTTTGAAACGGGTGATGCTGTTGATGCTTGTTGTTCTGGTATTGTTAACTCTGAATCTGGTGCTTGTTTTTCTTGCGGTTGATCTACTGTAGTTATTTCAATTTGTGCTTTATCAGCTTTTATTGCGTCTCTGATACTTTTGATTTTTTCTTTATCAATCCCTTCAATATTAAGTAGTTCTTTGTATCTTTTTTCAGAATAAAGCAATCCTTTTCCTTTTGGTTTTTTAACATCTTCGACAAGGTTATTTATTACTGTTTGTAAACCACTGTTTATTGATACTATTCCTGAATTTTCAACTTTTTGGTTTACCATCTCCATAAAAGAAGCAATATCTGTGTTCAAAAATGTTTGTTTAAATTTATCTATTTTAGTTTTTTCTTTGGATTGATAATATCCAGTAATTTTATTAAATGTATCACCACCACCACCGTCCACTTCAACTACTTTTTTCTTACCACCACCACTTTTTTTCTTTGCTTGGTGTGCTCTAACACGATCAATAATTTTTTTATTCTTCGGTGTTTTTGATTTCGTCATTATATTATATATACTATAATATAATCTCATATATTTTCGAAGACAATAACTAAATGTATTAATTAAACTTAACAACGATTTCAACATTCTCTTTCTTAATACATTTACAAGCGGAAACTGAAAGTTCTTCTCGCTTTTTACGTGTTTTACCATTATCTGAACTGTCTAAAGACATTTTACGCTTAGATGTGCTGTTACGAGAATTCATATCCTTCTCGATTGCGTTATAATTCTTCTCAATATAATCAACAATTTTATTTTCCAACGCCCATTTAAAAAAATTGAGTTGTCCGATCGTAGTTTCCATGCATTTAGTGTCATCATATGGAATACTAATGCGTTCCCAACGACAAAAAGGATCAAATCGTTTTTTACTATAGGCTTTCAATTTCAATTTATAATCATTATAAACCTTAAATCGCCTCATTTCGCCCATAGGATTTTTCAAATCATAAACGGTGAAATGCTTTTTCGCATAATTGGTAACAAACCAGTCGACAATACGTAATGAAATATTTGATTCACCATTGATAATAGAAGACATTCTAGTAAGTAATGTCTTATCAGTATAAAAACGAAGGAGATTATTCATTAATACTTCATTTTGTGTGGAATATCGTGCAGTAGACATAGTATTAGTAACTAAATGAAGGTTTTTATATTAATTTTTATCGTGTTTATTTTTATTATGAAAATCAGTAGAAACTAACCCATAATGTGCCATAATTTCGCGCTCATATTCATTGCACTCTTTATATTGTGTATTAATCTGTAATTTACCTATAGCAGACATTCTCTGACTAGGAGATGCGTCTTTAAAATTAGACGTTGGGGACGTGCCACACATTGACTTGATCCGTGCCTTAGTATCTGGGGAATTCGAATTATATTCTTCAGACAGTGTGCGATCATGTGCAGTCCGGTATAAATTTAATCGGTTACTACTATCGTCATGGCGTATGATATCTTTCGGTTCAGACATAATATGATGGATTATAATAGAAAATAATGATGTTTTGTTTTTATTCAATTTTACAATAATATAGTTTTTATACACCTTCGGTCATTTAAGTTTGCATAATATAATAAACATATATAAATATTTTTTTATTATATATAGTAAGTAGCATAATGGATAAAGATGAAATTATTAAACAGCTTCAAGATGAAAACGCAAGGTTAAGAGAACAATTGAACAAATATCTACTCAAAAACAAAAATTACTACGAAAACAATAAAGAAGAACACAAGAAAAGAGTCAAAGATTATCAAGAGAAAACAAACTATACTAACAATATTACAAAGGAAAAGAAACAACAATATGCAAGGCGTGCTTATTTGAATAAAAAGGAAAAACTTAAAAAAGAACAGGAAAAATTTGAAGAGAATATTTAGGATTTATATAATTAAAAATTAATTATATAAAATAATATCTTTAGTTACTATAGAAATATGGGAGGACCTCCATCTTTATGCGAACACGGAGGAAGACGATATGATTGTATTCCCTGTAAAGGAAACGGAATATGCTTTGATGAAACACATAATGATACACCACGTAGAAAATCAAGATGCAAAGGTTGTTCTGGTTCTAATCTATGTAAATGTGGAAAACTAAAAGAATTTTGTGTTGAATGTAAAGGGGCGTCTATATGCGAACATAATAAACGCAGAAGACGATGTCCTATATGCAATCCAAACAGCAAAGAGTTATGCCCTTGTGGAAAAAATATTATTAGTTGCATAAAATGTTGTGAAAAATGTCCTTGTGGAAAAATACCTTCAAGATGTAAAATACATGGTGGTAGTCAATTATGTAAAGCACCTCTATGTGAAACAAGAAGTATTAAAAAGTATAATGGTTATTGCTTACCTTGCGTTCTTCATTTCCACCCTGAAATTGAAGCATCGCGCAATTTCAAAACAAAAGAGAAAGCAGTAGTTGAAAAAGTGATTGATAAATTTCCGGATTTTGGATGGATTGCTGATAAACAAATTGAAGGTGGATGTAGCAAAAGACGTCCTGATTTATTGCTTGAACTTGGAAGTCATATTGTTATTGTGGAAGTAGATGAAAATAAACACGATACATACGATTGTTCTTGTGAAAACAAGAGATTGATGGAAATTTCTCATGATTTAGCTCATAGACCTATCTCATTTATAAGATTTAATCCCGATAGTTATGTTGATGAAAATGGGAATAAAATATCATCGTGCTGGAAACTAAACGGTTACGGAGTTATTTCTGTTCCTAAAACAAAGACAAAAGAATGGGAAAATAGGTTGAACGTTCTCTTTCAACAAATTGACTACTGGGTAAACAACGTTCCTGACAAAACTATTCAAACTATTGAACTCTTTTATTAGTGTTAATATTATAAAATTTATAATATTAATTTTTTTAGTGATTAACAAAACCATTATTAACAGCATAAATCTGTTAATTTAGTTAGAGTACGCGACCCCCGCCATGCCCGACATTACACGAAGGACGTTGTAATTGACTGCATATACGCGGACCTTTGCGGTGGAGGTTCCAGATACGGTTCCGGAGGAAAGGACAAGCTGAAGGACAGCGTTATCGATTCTGGAGAAGTTGCAGGTTCCGGAAGGCTGGTGCTCCTCGGGGCGAAGGGCGAAGGAGTAGACGTTGATGCCAGTGTCGGGAGCACGGGTGTGGTGCTGGAAAGGCTGGACAACATCGAAGTAAGATCCCTCGCGCTCGGAGAAGCGGTCCTGTCCGTTAAGCTGAAGCTTGGCGGTGACGACAGGGTTCTCTCCCCAGCAGTGCATGTCAAGGGCAGTCTCGGCAAGGACGAAGGTTCCGGCATCGGAGAGGCCAGAGTTGGCAATAACACCGGCAGCATTGGAAACACCGGCAGCGTCAGCATCACCGAATCCGTCCGCACCAACGAAGGCAGAGGACTCATCAGCACCGAAGGCACGGACGGCGTTGGGGAGAGCATCTACGGCATCGGTGTAATTGAAAGGCTGGGCACCGAGGGTCTTGAAAAGAGTCGTATCAGCAACTAAGGAGTTGCAGTAATCAACGTTGGCATCACTCTGGACGACCCATACAAGCTCCTTACAGGGGTGGTTGAAGTTGAGCTTGATCTTGTTGGAAGAAGATCCAACAGACTCATCTCCAGTGAACTGAAGCTGCTCGAAGAGGTACTCGTGGGGGTTCTGTGCCATCTTTCTGCGCTCATCGGTGTCGAGGAAGATGTAATCGACGTAGAGAGAGGCAGCAACAAGGGACTGTTGGTATGCCTTGGCAACAGAAACTCCATCGGAGGTGAGGTGAGAGACAGCCCAGAGGCACTCGCCAATGGGTCTAAGATCGAGGTTGATCTTGACCTCGTGGTATTGGAGGGCAATAAGAGGAAGGGCAAGTCCGGGGTTGCGGCAGAACCAGAACTGAAGAGGAACGTAGAGAGTGGTCTCGGGAAGCGCGTTTCTGGGGGCGCATACCTGGGATACACCGCCTGCGGCGGCGCAAGGTCCGTTTACGTCAGCGTAGGTGGACTCGGTGATGTAAGTGAGTTGAGTGGTGTTTCCGACCATCTTGTCGTATCCACGCTGTTGCTCGGAGGAAAGGGTCATCTGGTTCCAGATGTGCATCCAGTCACCATATTGGCGATCTATGCGCTGGCCTCCAATCTCAACCTCAACCTGAGAGACAAGCTGCTCTCCAATAGAGTCTAACCAACGAGCGTAGACGACTTCGTTCGCGCCGTCGTTGCTCATAGCTTGGTTGATCTCGGGGAGAGTAACCTGAAGGTAGGTTCTGTAGGCAAGATCTCCGTTTCTGGAGATAGTGCATGTAACACGGCGACCGAAATCAGCCTGGCCAGAGAAAGTCTGCTCAATAGACTCCATGGCGAAGTTAGTGTGGCGTCTGTAAGAGACCTTCCAGAAAGTGATTTCAGGAGTTCCCGTAAGGAAAACATCCTGGGCACCGTAAGCGACAAGTTGCATCAAAGCTCCTCCCATTTTAGTATATTATAGAAAAAGAAAATAATTTCAGAAAAATACAATTAATTCATTAAAATTATAATGAAAAATCAATGAAAATATAACCAAAAATGCGAATACCCCTAAATAATAAATGCTTATGCTTTATATACATATATGCTATGTTTAACCAGTTTTGATGGAAAGAAAATAGGTGCTGTATGTTATAGAGCGTTTACAGTATCAAATTCTTCTCTATAAAATTTTCTAAATATTCGGGGTGAAATATTTGTTTTTTACCTTCATGCTTTTTTGAAAACACAAAGGAATCATTCTGTTTTTTTACACTCCATCCATCCTGAATAGCATTATATATGAAATTCATTTTAACCAGTAATTTACGATCCATCTGTATGATATTATTAGAAGCAGGTACATCCATAGTATTGGGTCTATATTACAAATTCAATTAAAATATACATTTTTACCTTATTATTAATTAAATAGTCCAAATATTATTTAGATATTACGTGCGTTTCTATATAAAATGAATAATAAAAATGCTCCTGTAAAAGTAATGCATACCTTAGATATGAAACATAGTTATTTATTGAGCGAGTTCAAGAAAGAAGAAGAAGAAATAATACCCGAATTATTATCACAAAAAAACAATTTGAAAAAACGTTTAAAATCATTGGGTAATAAACAAATTGACGAACGTTTAAAAATTAAAGACGAATTATCGGAAATTGAAACAAAAGTAAAGATTCTAAAAAAGAAGCAAAAACAATATTATTTAAATAATTCCAAACATATTTTTGAATATTTTGAAGATAAGCAAACAATTTCAACGGGTTCTAGTAAAAAGAATAATCGTAATGTATTGAATAATTTTTTTAAAATAAAAGATGTCTCAAATAATGATGAAACCAAGACAAGAAGTAATAATATTGCCAAATATTGGAAGAATGTTAATAATGAAATAACTAATATTAATGACTATGTTGTTCCTACCGACGTCTGCCATTTTTGTCATAATGGCGAATTTATACCTAGAGATGAAGAGGGTATCATGATTTGTAATAATAGTGAGTGTGGGAAATTTGTTCATTATGTATTTGACGGATCGAAACCATCAAACAAAGAACCACCAAGTGAACCATCATATACTGCCTATATTAGACTGAACCATTTCAAAGAAATTCTTTCTCAATTTCAGGCAAAAGAGACTACACAAATTCCAGAAAAAGTAATTGAAGACATTCGCAATCGTATTAAAAAAGAGCGCATTAAAGACATTCATAAAGAATTGAATTATGATAAAATGCGGGAAATATTAAGAAAACTTGGTTATAATAAGTATTTCGAACATATTCAGTTTATAAATTCCAAATTTGGAATAAGACCTCCCATTATGAACGAACATTTGCACGAAACCCTATGTTTTTTATTTATTGAGATTCAAAAACCGTGGGCAGTTCACTGTCCACCGAGTCGCACTAATTTTTTTAACTATACTTATACACTATATCAATTATGTGTTCTCTTGGATCAGACGCAATATCTTCCGTATATACCTCTAATGAAAGATAGAGAAAAACAACTTGAACAGGATCAAATATGGTGTAAGGTTTGTAATGACCTTGATTGGGAATATCATCCTACTGTTTAAAAAGGCATAAAATTTTAATAATGATTAAAATTTTATATTGCTATGTATTAATTTAGAGTCCACGGGGGAAACCAACAAGATTGGCGCCGATACCGAAACCAGCACCACCACGAGCAGAAGACGCCATAGAAGGAACAAATACGTCGAGTACGGAGAATGTAGCAGCAGCAGTGAGGGCAATTATAACAACCTCCTCTACGTTAAGAGATTTCTTAGGGATAGCGTAGGCAGCAATAGCAACCATGATACCCTCGACAATGTACTTGATGGCTCTCTTGACAAGTTCGCTAAAATCAAATCCAGGCATTATATATTATAAGTAAATAAAAAAAAATATACTTATTCTCTAAAATATACTTAAAAAGTAAAACGACTAAACTATATATATGTCAGGTTTCGATAGAAAAGTATTAGACGACGGAAAACCGAATCCGAAGTACATTGACCTTTGCGATGAAGATCCTGCTATTTCGGGACAGAAGTTCGCATGTATATCTTTTGTCTCACCTGAAAAAATTCTGAAGCAGCGCGAACTCTTTATTTTTGAAAAATTCATATCCGAATGGGATTTTACTAAATCTATGACAAAGATGAGTGATTTCGTTAATTTCGCTGCCTATAAATATAACCTAAAGGTTGATGATATAATGAAAGATTTCCAAGAATTTGTAAAGGAGGAACACGCATCTTTGAGAGATGCGTCTCTTGAAGAAGATTGGAAGACTTTTATGGATAAGCATGAATCGGATTTGAACGAGGAATTTAATAGGAAGCACGAGTTCCAGACTTCGGTTAGAGGTTTGAAATTGCGCGGTGTATTCAATACACAAGAGGAGGCAGAATTAAGATGCAAGAAGATCCGCGACTTTGACCCTAACCACGACATCTTTGTTGGACCAGTTGGTATGTGGATTCCTTGGGATCCAGATGCTTATAAGACCGGACGCATTGAGTTTATGGAGGAAGAGTTGAACCAGTTACATAATGATAAGGCGGTAAATGAGTCAAGAGCAAAGGAGGAATTCGATAAACGCGTTAAAGATGCTAAACGATCAGCAATTGAAGAGAATATCAAGAAAGCAAATGAGAGTGGTAATGTATTAACACAGAGTTTGAATGAGGAAGGGGATTTGGTAGGCGTTAAGGATACTGTTGACTTTGATAGTCGGGACGCCTCTGATCCAACGAGTGTAAATGTTCGTAATGAACTTGTTCGTGATAATATCAATAAAAAAGATTGAAAATATAAATTATAACGTATTTAATACATTATAATTCACTGACGCACAAATATATCTCTATTGATTTTTTCTGGTTGATTTCCTCTCCCTCGATGATTTCCTCCCCCTCGATGATTTCCTCCCCCTCGATGATTTCCTCCTCATTTGTCTCCTTCTCAATGACTTCCCCCTCGATGACTTCCCCTTTACCGTTTTTCTCTCTCTGTAATCGTAACCACCAATTATTTTTGACAACATTTAAATACTATAATATAATTGTATATTTTTTTACCAATTCGTTTTTTTTACTATTATATTACCACCCTTTTTATTTTTACTTTTGTTTGGATCATATGCCTCATCTTCGTCATCGGAATTCATTCCTTGTGAAAGATCCCAAAACTCCTTGGATCCCAGTTTAAATTTCGGATGGTTCTCCGCTTTATACCAGAAAATTTGATCAGTCAGTTTATTCGATTTCGCATTATTATTAATAACTAAACATTCGAAATTCTCGGTACAATTATCCATTACAGAACAGAATGATTCTAATGTTGGAAACATACTTGCATAATTTTCCCATATACGCTTACGATTGGTTAAATATGGTTCTCTCAATATGAATACATAATCTATATTTGTTCTTAAATTTGGAGGAATACCCAAAGGATACTGCATAGTAATAATCAGCATGACTTTCCAATGACGTCCATTCATAAATAATAAACGCATCATTTTATCACGTGTCCATGATTGATCATATAGACAATCGTCCATGATTACAAATGCTCTTGGATCTATCGTTGTTTTATTATATGTCTCCATTTCTCTTTTCACTTGCTTTAAAACCGTCTTTTGACGTCTTAAAATATTTTCAATTAAGGCTGTATTATATTCATCATGTATAAATAAACGAGGCACATGGTTTTTATAAAATCCATTTCCTGCTTCTGTACCTGATATAACTGTTCCAATTGGTATATCCTGATGATAAAATAATAAATCTCTTACCAAAAATGACTTACCTGTATCACGGCGACCAATTAATACTACAACTGGACCTTTATTTTCATTTGGTTTGAATGTAATATCGCGCATGTTAAATTTTCTCAATTCTAAAGTCATAGATGATATATTTTAGAAATATAAATATATTTAATACTATAAACGAAATAAAACGTTCATTTAATATTTATTTAATATTTATTTTAGTTATATGTCCGGATTTGATATTAATAAGAAGACCGATTTCATCGCATATAGAAAAGTTCCAGAAATTCAGTCGGATATTTTAAGAGAAGATTTCGTGGGAACAAATGAAGATATATCGAATAATTATAACCCCTTTCAGGTTAGAGAAATTCAAAACTACCAACCAATTCATTCCTTGTTTTTTAATATGAATGAAACAAACTATAATACTTTCCAATTAAATCATGCTTATCATTTTAAGGATTTTAAAACGGTAGTTAATCCGTCTGGTGATACTATTCAAAGGGAAACATTTATCAAATATTCGCCTTTGATTGATCCTATTCGATATTTGATAGGCAAATTTAAGAAAGAACCGAACTCTATGCTTCAATTACCTAAACTAAATGATACAACATCTAAATATACCAAAGTAGATAATGCTTCTTATATTGACGGGTTCTTCTCGTTTTTATGCAGTCACACTCTGCATAAACATCATTTTATTAATTCAATTGACTATCATGGTTCATTTTTGACAATCCAAGATAAGTTCAAATTCAATATTACTGATGATTATGAATATTTAAACGATTCCAAATATTTTATCAACAATATCAATAAACTTTATAATATTGCAGAGACTCACATTCACGATTTCACTTCATTTGATACAAGGTGCAAAAGAATAAAACTTGAATTTACAGATAATGAAATTACAGATTTTGTTACAGATGATTTGGTTCAAACATTTGATATATCAAATGATGTTGTTCAAATTGATTCTACTATTGAAGAGGTGTATGTAAAAAACGATAGTGACAATGAGGATAGTAGTGACAGTGATAATAACAGTGATAATAACAGTGATAATAACAGTGATAATAACAGTGATAATAACAGTGATACTAACAGTGATAATGATAGTGATAATAACAGTGATAATGATAGTGATAATAACAGTGATAATGATAGTGATAATAACAGTGATAATGAGTGTGATACTGACAACGATAGTGATAATGATAGTGACGATTGGGAAACAGATAGCGACGAAGAAGGCGAAATGTATGCCTACATTAATAATTTCCCCGTTCAGATGATTTGTCTCGAAAAATGCGAAGGAACGATTGATGATCTTTTTGAAAAATGCTTAATTGATGAAGATAATGGTTGTTCGGCATTAATGCAGGTTATATTATCACTATTTACATATCAAAAAATGTTTCATTTTACACATAATGATCTGCATACAAATAATATTATGTATTCGGTTACAGAAAAAAAATTCTTATATTATAAAGTAAATGGTGTTTATTATAAAGTTCCCACGTATGGAAAAATATTTAAATTAATTGATTTCGGGAGAAGTATCTATAAATTTAAAGGTCAATTATTCTGCAGTGATAGTTTTTATCCAGGAGGAGACGCTGCTACACAATACAATTTCGGTCCATTTTATAATAAAAAACGCCCGAAATTAGAACCTAATTATAGTTTTGATTTATGTAGATTAGGTACATCTATATACGATTTTATAATTGATGATGAACCGGTTAGTGAAATGGATGATTTACAAAAGACTATATATAGATGGTGTCTAGATGATAAGGCAAAGAATATATTATATAAGAAGAACGGTGAAGAACGATTTCCTGAATTTAAACTCTATAAAATGATTGCTCGCACCGTTCATGAACATACGCCAGAGAACCAATTAGAATATCCTTTCTTCTGTAAATATAAAATGGAAATGCTTGATGATAATAACGCAGATATTATAGATATTGACGCGATGCCCACTTATACAGATTAACTCAAAGGATAATTTGTAACAATTCCGTCAACTTTATATTTAATCATGTGTTTGAAAATAAAGTCATTTTTACAAGTATAAGTGAAAATCAATATATTATTTTTATGAAAATAATTTATTGTTTCGTTGTTGAGTGCATTATAATGAATACATATGAAATCTAAATTTTTTATTATCATATCATAAATATCAAACGTAAAATTATTTTCACTTGTAAAACCTAATTTCAGTGGTAAATCACTTTTTTTTATAATATCAACAAAATGGCGATTAAACCCACTTATGTATATACGTTTCAATTCGTCATTATTATATTTCTTTTTTAATAAAGGAAGAAGAACTGATATAATATCATCTTGCCCTTTCAAATCAAAGAAGAGTTTTATTTCATTTATATCAATTGTTAATAGCATTTCATTTAATGAAATTACCCCTTTCGTTTTCAATTCTTTCTCGGTTAGTAATGACACGTATTCTCCATCAATATCTATATCGTGATATATAACGATTGTTCCCTCTCTGCTTAATTGAACATCAAATTCTAACATGTCAAAATTATGCGCGACAGCATGTTTAAACGATTCTATATTATTATCGCCATATATATGAGAATATCCTCTATGAGCTATTTGTAACATATACATTTATGCTAGAAATGTATATGTTTTTTCTTAAAAACCAGGTTCATCTACAAACGCCTGAGTTCCAGGAGCACCGACATACTCACCTCCCCCCAATATTTCGGCAACTGGACCAGACATATGGAAAAATAAAAATAAAATAATAAATGTACACGCTGTAACGATCAAAGTGTCGCGAACAGTGTTTTTTAATGGTTCTTGTTTCTTATTAATGTATTTGGACTCTACCATCTTTGTTATAAAGTAAAATATACCAATTAGAACCGTAAGCAACAGAGGTTTTTCCATTATAATATATCTTGAAATATTTTAAAAGATATATTAACGCAGATTAAGCCAATAATTCAACTACATCATTTAAAGGCACTGCTTCATTTGAACCAGATGTTTTTTTATCTATTTCCATGATATCCATTTCACCTAAATCTATGCTGTCTGTATGTATTTTGATCTTATCATCTAGATCATCTTCTTCCTCTTCAAGTTTACGCTGGATAGCACGTTCTGAACTAATTTCCTCTAAACGCTCTATTGTTTTTGGTGCATTTACATCAGTTACCTTTCCGGTATTGCTATCCAGTACACTATCGTAATCATTAAATGTTAGTTTTGTTACGATTGGTTCGTCATTTTTATTTTGAATAGTAGGAACTTGGGGAGGGGGTTCTTCGTCTTCAAGAATTGATTCTTCTCTCTTCTCATCATCTTTCTTCTCATCATCTTTCTTCTCATCATCTTTCTTCTCATCATCCTTCTTCTCGTCGTCATCCTCTTTAACGTCCTCTACAATTACTTCCTCTTCCTGTTCAACACCCTCGTCCATATATGCTTTGATAATTTCCTCAGTTGGAATACTTTCACGAATTGTTTTAATAATGCATTCCTGAACAATACACTCTAATTCACGATTATTTTTCTGGATAGTCAATGCTGATATGTTACGTTCAAATAAATACACATTCTTATAACACGCACGAGCTACATGAATATATAACTTATGTAAGAATGTATCGATATTGGGTATAGATACGTCTATCTTCTTCTGTTTATTACCAACGCGTATGCAAGTGAGGATCTTCATTTGAATAATATGCACACAGGTTATTAAATCTTCTAAATAGTTACAACCACTTCGCTCGATTATGCGCTTACGTTCCTCTTCAACAGTTACAGCATTCCATTTGGGAATGGCAGATAACATATTTTGAAACGACATCAGGTATTTTCCCATTTCTTCTGTCTCTAAACATACCTTCCACGATTCATTAAATATTGACTGAATTCCTTCTATAACAAGAGGTGTAAAAATAGATACCAATCTGCCACACCATTCATTTCTCGACTCGTTTAAATTGGATACTTCAAAATCGTCCATTATATCTAATCCTTGTATTTTTTTAAATTTATATAAACGTAAAAGTTAATTATATAAATTTGATTTTATGTATGTCTTCTATATTACGATTAAAAGTATAGTTCAGTATGCTAAATAATAATAATTTCTCTGACCTTAATTCGGATTTTATTTTTAAGTAATAAATTTCAATAAATGTTCGCCTCTCTTCCGGAATTGTATTATCTATTTTTAAAGCATTCACTATATCAGAACAGGAATAACCATTATTATAGATATTATTACAAAAATTCACAATTTGACTATTCGTTAATAATTTATCCTTTATGTCCCCTTTTATTTGCTCCATCGTTTCGTGAATAAATTGCTTTTTTGTCATGTTTAATAAATCCATATTCGCAATTCGGTTTAATGATAATTGGTGTAGATTTATAAATTCGTTATTATTATAACATTCTGGAACGTATATTTCACAAAAACGAGATAAAATGGGGTTTAATAATTTATGTTTGTTCTCCACAATCATAAAGAAGCGTGTAGTATATGAAAATAATTCTATACAACGTCTAAGTGCAGATTGGGCATCATTTGTCAAATAATCCGCATTTAATAGTATAATTGTTTTAAAATTTATATGTATTGTTGTCTCTAAATTCGCCTTGGCAAAAAATTTTAAGTCTTCTCTTATAAACTTAATACCTTTTCCGTGTGAACAATTTACGAACATGACATTATTTTTTATTATTTTCCTATCATTATTATATATTTTATCTATAAAATCACTCACTAGTTGCTTTTTGCCTGTTCCGGAAGCACCGTGGAATATTATATTCGGTATCTGATTATTTTCATAATATCCATTCAATTGATTATATATTTCGCTGTGGATATCTAATGATATTGTATGACTCATTATTAATAATTCAAAGTAGATTTTATATGTATATTATTATATTAATTAAAATAATGCCTTTATAGTATATATACAATAATATATGCATTTTAAAGTTATATGTGTGTTTTTGAATCTCTCTTTATTAACATTTTCATTACACTTTTCACATCCATTTCAAACAATAACTAGAGAACAGTCTCAGAAAATTATGTCTACTTGGACTAAAAAGGGTAAAGATTATAAACTACCTCTTTTTTGGTTATCTAATATGCATATGGCAAATTATATTTTAAACGATACAAACAATAGCACTATGGGGTTATTATGGAAACGGAAATATTTATATAATGGCTCTATGTACGATTTCAATCCTTATATGGTATTGATTGATGTTTGTACAAACACTTCTAATATTGAAGTTATGGGTATAATTGAAAATCCCGATAATCAAAAACATAATAATTCTTGTATATGGTTGTCTCAAGATCTACAAGAATTTGCGTCCCAACGTAACGATACAATAGTAATTGATAAATTAAATTCGCCACATAATAAACGCTGGTATATGCTATTAAATTATGACGCTTATTTTAAAAAAATTGATGATTATGTTTTCAATATTACAAGTATTAAAAACCCACACAATTTACCTTAATAATATAAAGAATGTCTATGTTCTCCTTCTCTACTCAATTTCGTAAGTCAGAAACTATATACCAGAGATATATAAATTATAAACGCTTCGTAATATGGAAAGACATTGATGCTGATATAAAATTTATAACACGTAACTTATTAAATAGTGGTCTGGAAGATATTGTGTCTCTCGATGCAAAGTGGAGAACATATATATCACATAATAATAATAATAATAATAATAATAATAATAATAATTTGAATGACCACTACCTGTCCTTTGTAGTTCAATTGATCAAAACCTATCATAGTGTTCAGGACCGGTTTATAATTGACGAGGATATTGAAAATATTTAATTTAGTATAAAAATTTATATATATATCATTTTTATATGAACTCAACGACCAATACTTTGAGAACATATCATGATAACACCCCACAGTTTCATTTTTATGAATCAATGCATAAAAATCAAACACACGATTATGTGAAAGGTAAATTACAACAATATAAAAATACGTATAACCAGTCTTTTTTTATGAGTGAGGTTCTCTCGCAAATGGATAATTATATAGATCCCAGTGACCCCGATATAGACGAACCAAATTCATTTCATGCTTATCAAACAGCAGAATCTATCCGTAAAAGAGAACCTGAGAATAAAGCACTACAAATATGTGGATTAATTCACGATTTGGGTAAGATACTGTTTAAATTCGGTGAACCTCCTTGGGCAGTTGTAGGAGATACCTATGCGGTTGGTTGTAAATTCCCACAAACTATTGTATATTATAAAACAATGTTGGAGAACCCAGATATAAATAATCCCGTTTTTTCATCAAAATTAGGAATTTATAAAGAACATTGTGGTATTCAAAATCTTATAATAACTGCTGGACATGATGAATATTTATATAATGTATTACAGCGTAATGATGACAAACATACATTTCCTAAAAAATACCAAGACATTATACGTTTCCACTCTTTCTACCCATGGCATACGGGCGGTTCATATCGCGAATTCATGAAACCAGATGATTATAAGTTACTAGAAAATGTATTAGATTTCAATAAATACGACCTGTATTCAAAAGCAAATGATGATTTTGTAGTTACGGATGATATTATAACCTATTATAATGACTTGATAACTGATTTTTTTCCCGTACCACTTTCATGGTAATTTCTTATATAATATACATATTCGTATAATATATAATTCGTTTATAATACAATCCTCTTCTCGTGTCCTACGCGCAGAGTCGCCTTAAGCATAATCTCATAACCAGCCTTCTGAATATTCTTACAGAATGCGACGTCCTCGCTCATAATATCATGAAGCACGACGCCATTTTCACCTTCAATCGTAGTAGCATCGGCATCAAAGAAAGGATACTTCATTGCGTCCAGTACCTCCTTACGCATACCAAAGAAACCCATGCCGGCATAGGAAACCTTCTTGAAGTTCTCGCCCTCATTCTCCTTTTTCCAAGCTTCAAGTGCCTCAACACCCATAAACTCAAAAGAACCATTCTTTTTAAAGAATTCGGTATCCCACTTCTCTACTACCGGATAATGTGTGAGATTTGACATTCTATAACATCCAGCTACAACTGGATGCGTATCAAGAGAATCTAGAAGGTCAATTACATGCGCAGGTGAAAATACCTGATCGCTATCAATCGTAATCCAATAATCGAATTTTTCGCCATTAAATACCTTCTGTTGCTCCCCACGCAACACATTCAGACCTAGTGTCTGCATACGAGCAAAGGTAACATAACTACTAACGCCCGGTGAAACGATGAGTTGGTATTTATTACTATCGAGTAGAGCGTTCATTGTAGCCAGTAAGGAAATTACAAATGCAGAAGAAAAGTTATCTCCCGGCAATGCGAGAATTACACGCTTCTTCTCTACTGGAGGGGGTGAGGGAGGAGTATCGGTCTTCTCAACAACTGTCATGTCCATAGTACAATACTTTGTTAGTATTTCTTTAATATGGTTCCTATTAATATTAATTATTCTTTTTTTGTTATAACTAACTGTTTTGTAAAACGATATCTCTCATGATACATGGTCTTGCGTCTCAGATTACACTCTAAACATGCAATCGTGATATTATCTTTATTATGACCATGATTATTATCCATTCTCTCAACAGACCATTGTCTAGGTTCTCTAACAGACTTATATAACACATGAATTTGCTTACAACAATAATAACATTTGAATTTTTTTTCTAATAATGTCGCCTTTATAAAATCTATATCAATAAAATCATTTTCGGAATACTTGTTTTTTTTTAAATCCTGACTTTTATATCCAGATATTTTCCTTCTTATCTCCCCACACATTAAATTATATATATTATTCGAACTATCCGCTAATGTTAAGATATTCATTTGAACATCCGAATTATATTCATCGTCGCATACCATCCATTTTTTCTCTTTTGTTATAACACGGTCTTTTTTCTCTTTTTGTGTTTTTATTTCTTTTACAGTCTTTTTATTCTCTAATGGCATGTTTATCGTTTTTATATTATTATTGATATCTTCGGAATCCATTTATTATAATAAAGATTAAAATATGCATCATTAAAACATTATTATGTAAAAAGGAGATAAAAACATATTCTCATTATATATATAAAGGTTTACGTCTTACATTATGTTTTCAACTAAAGACACAAGTGAAAATAAAAACGACGACACGAATGCTATACCAGAAAAACCCGCAAATAATATGGTTCAAAGTGGGGGTAATTATTATTCAATGTATAACGAGAATTCATTGAATAACCATTATAATGATATTAATCCAACTAATATTGATAAATTGCTCGAAGACGAACAAAAGGTAAATAAAAATGAATCGTGGAATAAATTAGATAATATTGCAAAGAAGCAGAAACTTCGAGCATTTGCAGATCATTATGGAAATGAACATCATCTTATTATAAAAGAAGTTAAAAACCTTAAAACATTTTTCAATGATGCCATTCAAAAGAATAAATTAAAAAGAACTAAGGATGTTCAATACAATAAAGAAACTGGTAAGATAACTAGTATTCCATCTCTTTTTTTTAATAAGATTAGTCGTAATTTTACACTTAGAAATAATGAAAAACGAGTATCTACACTGAAATCGCTAACCCCCAAGCGTGTTTCAAATAAAAATAAAGTTACTATTCCTGAGAAGGATAAAATTGATTAGTTTAATTTTATGTTTAAATGTATTAAACATTTCAAGCTCTATTGTATATAATGGAAACCGACAATAATACAGATACCGAAACATCTAATAGCGATAACTCTGATATTGCTAGTAGAATTGAACTTACCGAAGGCGACCAAGAAGACTTCGCAGAAAGTATACATGAACTTTTATTTGATGCGATTACTGAGAACCCATTATTATATTCTAAACCCGATTTTCACGATATACTTCACGACGATCTATCGCGTTATATAATGAACGATTTCACCGAAATGGGGATTATAATGAACATTCACGATTATTATAAAATTGTTCATACAATAAGAACTAATATTCATTCTTTCTTTATTACTAATAATCATGGATTACACGAACGTTCACAATATGAGACAAATGTTCCATCTTCTATGACGAAAACATTTATTGATAAGCAAATTGCACACATCAGAACGCTTCCTCAACCGGAGCAAAAAACGGCGGCGTGGTATAAATACAGACATGAACTAATCACCGCCAGTAGTGTATATAAAGTTTTCGCATCGCAATCACAAATTAACAGTCTAATCTATGAAAAGTGTAAACCCTTTATAGAAAAAGAGACGTTGTCTAAAAACAACTGGCACTCAACGAATTCGCTCCAATGGGGCGTATTATTTGAACCTGTTTCTATTCAAGTATATGAGCATCTGAATAACACCAATGTCAGCGACTTTGGTTGTATTCAACACGAAAAATATCACTATATTGGCGCTTCGCCTGACGGTATTAATACAAATCCAAATAGTAATCTATATGGACGAATGTTGGAAGTTAAGAATATTGTAAACCGTGATATTACGGGCATACCAAAAGAAGAGTATTGGATACAAATGCAAGGACAAATGGAAGTATGTAATCTGGAAGAATGTGATTTCCTTGAAACTCGTTTCAAAGAATACGAGGAGGTAGAACAATTCTATACAGATACCAATAAGCAACGTGGAATTATTCTCTGTTTTATCGAAATTAATGTACCCAATTCGCCACCTACATATGTATACAGTAGAATGGATATGACTATGGATAAAGATACTGTGGATAAATGGATTCGTGCCGAAACCGATAGTAAATATGGTAAATATTCATTATTTAATAAGCGTTTCTGGTATCTTGACGAGTATTCTTGTGTATTAGTTAAGCGTAATAAACTATGGTTTCGCAAGGCACTGCCAAAAATTAAGGAAGTGTGGGATACCATCGTCAAAGAGAGAAAAAATGGGTTTGAACATAGAGCTACAAAGAAACGCTCCCTCGGTCAATGTGTGTTTGTATCATCAGATAATGATAATGTAACCACAACACGTACTATTCATAATATTCAAAGCAATAATTCACTCGAAGTTGTCAAATTATAATATGTGACACATATTCAATATTTAGAAAATGATATAGAAGTTTTTTTCTATATATATTTACACATACACCTTATAATGTCGTCAGTAAGCGATCACGAGAGAGAAATGTTTGTCACTAAGCGCGACGGAGAGCGCAAGGTAGTTGAATTTGATAAGATCCTCCGTCGTATTAAAATCCTTGGAAAGGAAGCTGGACTTACTATCAACTATACTTCGCTTGCAATGAAGGTCATTGACCAGTTGTTCGATGGCATTTCAACTACACAAATTGACGAACTTAGTGCGGAACAATGTGCGTCTCTTTCATCCACGCACCCAGACTATAATATTCTTGCGGGGCGCATTGTCGTATCCAACCACCAGAAGAATACCGATTCCGCATTTACAGATGTGGTTGCGAAACTTTATAAGTTTAAAGATAAAAATGATAAGAATGCACCTCTTATTGACGAAAAGGTCTATCAACTTACCCTTACTCACGGTAATCTACTCAATGATATGTGTGTCCATTCTCGCGATTATTTGATTGACTACTTTGGATTCAAGACTCTAGAACGCGCATACCTTATGAAGATTGACGGGGCGATTGTTGAGAGACCACAGCATCTGTGGTTGCGCACTGCAGTCGGAATTCACGGTAACGATATGACCTCTATTCGCGAGACATATGATCTTATGTCACAGAAGTATTTCACGCACGCAACTCCTACTCTTTTCAATGCAGGTACTCCCAGACCTCAACTCAGTTCCTGCTTCTTACAAGCAATGGAGTCCGATAGTATTGACGGTATTTATAACACCCTCAAGGATTGCGCACTCATTTCCAAGTGGGCCGGTGGCATTGGATTACATGTTCATAATGTCAGAGCTTCCGGTAGTCATATTAGGGGGACAAACGGGAGTTCGAATGGACTTGTTCCTATGCTTCGTGTTTTCAATAACACCGCTAAATACGTCGATCAAGGGGGAGGTCGCAGAAATGGTAGTTTCGCCATTTATTTGGAACCTTGGCATGCAGACATTGAAATGTTCTTACAGATGCGTAAGAATACCGGCGACGAGGAGTTAAAGGCACGTGATTTATTCTACGCTGTTTGGGTTTCAGATCTCTTTATGGAACGTGTCAAAACCAATGGCGACTGGACCTTAATGTGCCCCGATGAATGCCCTGGATTAGCAGATGTATACGGCGAAAAGTTCAAAGATCTCTATACCAAATACGAGAGTGAAGGGAAGGGTCGCAGAACAGTAAAGGCACGTGACATTTGGTATCAGGTACTCGACGCACAGATGGAAACTGGTACTCCTTATATTCTTTATAAAGATGCGTGTAACGAAAAGTCCAATCAGAAGAACCTTGGCACCATCAAGTCCAGTAATTTATGTACCGAAATCGTGGAGTATTCAGATAAGGATGAAACTGCAGTATGTAATTTAGCTAGTATTGCTCTTCCCACATTCATGAAAGATGGTGCTATGGACTACGAGAAACTACACGCCGTTACTAAAGTGGTAACGAATAATCTCAATCGGGTTATTGATGTTAATTATTATCCCATTGAGAAAACCAGACGCAGTAATATGCGTCATCGTCCCGTTGGCATTGGTGTCCAGGGTCTCGCAGATGTTTTCATGATGATGGATGTTGCGTTTGATAGCGATGAAGCAGCAAAGACAAATCGCAATATCTTTGAAACCATTTATCACGCATCGCTTGAGAAATCTTGTGAACTTGCCGTTTCTGAGGGCAAGTATGAAACGTTCGATGGGTCACCCGCAAGCAAGGGTATTCTTCAATTTGATATGTGGAAGGTTGATCCTGGTAACGGGAGATACGATTGGGATCTTATGAAGAAGAATATACAGGAGAAAGGACTGCGCAATTCGTTGCTTCTTGCCCCGATGCCAACCGCTTCTACATCTCAAATTATGGGATATAATGAGTGTATTGAACCATTCACTAGTAATATTTATAATAGACGCACACTTGCGGGCGAATTCATGCTCACAAATAAGTATCTCATGAAGGATCTTCTTGACCGTGGACTTTGGAACGAGGACATCAAGAATAATATCATTGCCAATAATGGAAGTGTTCAACAAATTAACGGTCTATCAGATGATATTAAAAAGAAGTATAAAACCGTTTGGGAGATTTCTATGAAGAAACTCATTGATATGAGTGCTGACCGTGGTGCTTTTATCTGTCAAAGTCAGAGTCTAAATCTTTGGTTGGAGGATCCTAACTATAATAATCTTACTGCCATGCACTTCTATTCTTGGTCTAAGGGACTGAAGACTGGTATCTATTACATGCGCCGACGCGCTAGACATCAGGCACAGCAGTTCACTATTGAACCAGAGAAGAGAGGTTCTAGTGTAGAACACGAAGAATGTGAAATGTGCGGATCATAATTTACAATATCTTTCTCTTTTATCAATCATATAAAAACATACCTATATGATTGATTACTAATGAATTTTGAGGCGATTGTCGGACAACATCCGTGCGATTTATGTTTTATTATGAATTTCCATGGAAGTGATAAAGGACATCCTGAAAATGAGTGTAATCATACTTATACACGTATGTATAATGAATTATTTAAGGGCGTCAGAAATGACCCTTTACGTGTATTTGAACTTGGACTTGGTACAAATAACACAGATGTTCCGTCAAATATGGGTGTTAATGGAAAACCAGGTGCATCTTTAAGAGGATGGCGTCAATATTTTCAAAATGCGCAAGTTTTCGGTGCCGATATAGATAAACGTATTCTCTTCAAAGAGAACCGAATAGAAACTTTTTACTGTGATCAAAATAACCCCGAAGCTATACGTGCACTATGGGATAACGATGTTCTACACGATAATTTCGATATTATTATTGAGGACGGTCTTCATATATTTGACTCAAATGTCTGTTTTTTTGAAAATAGTTGGCATAAACTCAATGTAGGAGGGATTTATATAATTGAAGATATTATGCATTATACATTAGATCAATGGCGTAATAAAATTAAAGATTGGTCTTTGAAATATGAAAATTATTCTTTCCGTTTATCTGTTCTACCTCACGAACGGAACCCTCACGATAATACCATTCTTATTGTTCAGAGACGTTATTGATTATTTCTATATAAAGATATATAAGTCTTATATAGAAATGCCTGTACTTAAAGTTATCCTTCTTGGTGACACAAATGTAGGTAAAACCGCTTTCATAGATAAGTATTTAAAACGCGAAATTAAGGGAGAACGTACAGCTACAATTGGTACCGCCATGTCCATTAAAAAAGTTGAATTCAATAATTCATCTATTGACCTACATATTTGGGACACTGCTGGTCAAGAGCGTTATAAATCGTTAACAACACTCTATTACAGATCTTCTAACATAGCAATTATTATGTATGATGTTACCGACCCTGTTTCATTTATTCGTGCAAAAGAATATATGAATAATATTAAAATAAAAGCTCCGAGTAATATAGTAATTGGGTTTATAGGAAATAAGAGCGATATTGCTATAGAATATCCCTCCAAACGTGCCATTCCTTACTCTGTCGGTAAAGAATACGCAGATATACATGATGTTTTTTTTGCAGAAACAAATGTTTTCAATAATAATGATGCAAAATGTGTGTTTGGAACACTAATTGACGCTCTACCTACAGATGCTATTTTTTCCGATAAAGGAGAAACCGATGCGCTTCTAGATAATATTATTGAAAATAATCCACATTTGAAGAACGATTGTTGTATTATTATATAAAAACTAATTTTGGATTCTCTTTTGATTTTTTGAAAACTGGACAAAAATAATTGTCCAATTTTCATTTTTTGAAAATACTTTTTCAGAGGTTTTTTTTGAAAAAGTGATTTAAAGCATAATGCTGTGATTTGTGTTTTTAAAGATTTATTTTGTTAGCATAGTTTTTTCTGTTTTTTTCGTTCGTTTTATTTAGGGGTTTTTTTTGTTAGTCTAATTTAGACTAATAATGCTAACTAAAAAACCCCTAAAAAACCCCAAAGAATTTAAATGTATGAAATGTGCTTTTATATGCAGTAATAAAAAGGATTATACTCGTCATTTAATGACTGCAAAACATAAACGACTAACAAATGCTAACCAAAAAACCCCAAAAAACCCCTTAGCATATAATTGTATATGTGGTAAAAAATATAAGCATCTATCGTCACTGAGTAAACATAAAAAGACGTGTTCTTTTATTATAGAATCGAAAAATGAAATAATCCAAACTACCGAAGAAACTACCACAAATAAGGATCAACTTATTCTTGAGTTATTAGCACAGAATAAAGAACTTATTAATATATTAAATGATACTGTTCCAAAGATCGGCGATACCACTAATACTATCAATAATACAAACAATTTCAATCTACAAGTTTTTTTGAATGAAGATTGCAGAGATGCACTCAATTTTTCAGATTTTATTAGTGATATTCAAGTTTCTTTTACAGATTTGGAATATCAATCACGATTGGGATATGCAGATGGCATTTCAAAACTATTTATAGAGAACCTACAAGGATTAGGAACTCATAAAAGACCCATTCATTGTACTGATAAAAAACGGAAAACACTCTATATTAAAGAAAATGATGCATGGAATAAAGAAGGTTCTCAAAATACACTCAAGAAAGGAATTCAAGAAGTTTCACGAAAGACACATGAATGTTTAATTAATGAAAAGGAAAGGAATAGTGAGGAATATAATAATATTGAATCTGATTTCTCTGAAAAATGTTTTTCTATACAGCGTAATTTGACACCCGGTGTCCCACAAGAGACGACAATTAATAAGGTAATAGAAAAAATAAGTGAGAAATCGACAATTAATGAATAATATAAAAACTAATTTTGGATTCTCTTTTGATTTTTTGAAAACTGGACAAAAATAATTGTCCAATTTTCATTTTTTGAAAATACTTTTTCAGAGTTTTTTTGAAAAAGTGATTTAAAGCATAATGCTCTAAAATGAGTATTTTATTGTTTTAGTTTGTTTGCATATTTTTTTTCTATATTTTTTCGTTATAATTTGCGAGTTTTTATGTCAACATTATTTAGCGAGAAAATGATGACAACAAAGTCGCAAAAAGTCGCACAGATTTTTAAATGTACTATTTGTGATTATAAAACAAGTCGTAAAAATGACTATGCCAAACATTTATTGACTGCAAAACATAAAATGATGACAAATGTTGACAAAAATGTTGACAAAAATGAACTTACCGTGACTGCATATATATGTGATTGTGGACGTTCATACAAATATAGACAATCGTTTTATCGTCATAAAAAAGATTGTAAAAAAGTCGCAAGTATTCCAGAACCGAAAAATGAAATTATTGAAACTACAGAAGCAACAACTACAAATAAGGATCAACTTATTCTTGAGTTATTAGCACAGAATAAAGAACTTATTAATATATTAAATGATACTGTTCCTAAAATTGGTAATACAACAAATAATACAACAAACAATTTCAATCTACAAGTTTTTTTGAATGAAGATTGTAAAGATGCACTCAATTTCTCAGATTTCATTAGTGATATCCAAGTTTCTTTTGCAGATTTGGAAAATCAGTCTCAACTTGGATATGCAGATGGAATATCAAAACTATTTATAGAGAACCTACAAGGATTAGGAACTCATAAAAGACCCATTCATTGTACTGATAAAAAACGGAAAACACTCTATATTAAAGAAAATGATGCATGGAATAAAGAAGGTTCTCAAAATACACTCAAGAAAGGAATTCAAGAAGTTTCGCGAAAGACACACGAATGTTTAATTAATGAAAAGGAAAGAAATAGCGAGGAATATAATAATATTGAATCTGATTTCTCTGAAAAATGTTTTTCTATACAGCGTAATTTGACACCCGGTGTCCCACAAGAGACGACAATTAATAAGGTAATAGAAAAAATAAGTGAGAAATCGGCAATTAATGAATAATACAAAAACTAATTTTGGATTCTCTTTTGATTTTTCAAAATTGGACATTTTAAAATTGTCCAATTTTCATTTTTCTAAAAAAGTTTTATTTTATTTTTTTTGAAAAAACGGTTCAAAGCATAATGCTCTAAAATGAGTTTTTAATTCTTTTAATTTGTTTGCATAATTTTTTTAACGTTATTCAACGACGACTTTTATCTGTTCCAAGTTTAGGAACAAAATGGAACGCGAAAAGTCGCAAAAAGTCGTCAAAAAATTTTTCTGTAAAAAATGTAATTATACTTGCAGTAGATTATATGATTATAATAAACACTTACTCACTGCAAAACATAATATGGAACGCGTGGAACGCGAAAAGTCGCAAAAAGTCGTAAATAAATTCTCGTGCGAATGTGGTAAAACGTATAAAGTTTCTTCCGGGTTATGGAAACATAAAAAGAAATGTTCTTATATTTCAGAACCAAAAAATGAAATTATTGAAACTACCGAAGCAACAACTACAAATAAAGATCAACTTATTCTTGAGTTATTAGCACAGAATAAAGAACTTATTAATTTATTGAACGATACTGTTCCGAAAATTGGTAACACCACAAATAATATCACAAATAATAATCAGTTTAATTTACAAGTATTTTTGAATGAAGATTGTAAAGATGCACTCAATTTTTCAGATTTCATAAATAATATG